TAAGCAAACGAATGCTCGATTTCGGGCCCTGGAACGTGACTCTAAATTTACGGGTCGCGTCGTTGGACTGCATATTGCCGTTCAGCGAAAAATCTCCAGAATCCTAGGCGAGTTCTCCTTCGAAGAGTTTGTTGAGATGGCTGATTGGGGTCCTGGCGCAACTACGCTATTAACTTCGCGTAATGCCAGCGCTACCAATAAGTTCCAGTGCGAAACTGGGATAACGCGTGACTTGTACGCCTTGCTCCCCTCTGACTTACTCAGGGAGGTTTACCCTCTCTGGATTAGTCATATATCTGACGTTGGGTTTCCCCAATTTCAGATTGGGAACAAGGTAGTCACTGTACCTAAGGATGCAACCGCAAATAGGGTCATTGCCATTGAACCAGGATTTAATCTCTGGTTTCAAAAGGCTGTTGGCTCTATGATTCAGCGGCGCCTTCTCAGGTGTGGGATCGACCTTCGCTATCAGGATGCGAATCAACGGCTCGCTTACCAAGCGTCGAAAGACGCCGTAAACGCTACTGTTGATTTTTCCTCTGCTAGCGATTCTATTGCCTCAGAGGTCATTCGGGAGATATTTGATTGCACTTCAGTTTCTGAAGGGCGACCGATTACTCTCTCTAAATGGTTCTCTGTGATGGATAGTTGCCGATCTCACTACGGCCGTCGAGGCGAAGACTGGGTTAAGTGGGACAAGTTCTCCAGTATGGGGAACGGGTTCACATTTCAACTCGAGTCTCTTCTCTTTTTTGCAATAGCAAAATGTTGCCAAGAAGAGGTACACCGCCATTCCTCCAACGCGGAGTGTGGCGATGTTTCGGTCTATGGTGATGATGTTATTGTCCCCGTGGATTGCCTCGAGCTCTTTTCCGTCATGTGTGATTTTTACGGGTTCCGGATCAACCAGAAGAAGACGCATTTCTCTTCTGCCTTCCGGGAGTCCTGTGGTAGTCACTTCATGTCGGGTGTCGATACCAAACCAGTGTACCTAAAAAGTCATCTTTCTGGCGCTCTGTCGTTTTATCGTCTGGCGAATGCGGTGCGTAGGCTAGCTCATCGCAACCTTAACAAATTGGGTTGTGACGCTAACTTTCGTCCGTACTTCGATTCGCTGTTGTCTCGGGTTCCTAGGCAGCTTCAGCTTAGGATTCCTGAGACTCTCGGCGATG